GTCTGCACGCTGTCCTGCAAGACCTGCTTGTGCTTGCGCACCTTGAATGCCCATCTGGCCGCTTTGTTGAGCGATGTTGCTTACATCTCTTCCAGCTTGCATACCCATTTGGGCAACATCTCGGCCCGCTTGTCCTGCCTGTTGAGCCAACTGCGATCTTAGTTGTTGCGTGGAGATACCCATCTGAGCCGCTCTATTAGCAAGATCAGCCTCAGACTGTATGCCCTGCATGCCAAGCGCAGCTTGCTCACCAGCTACGCCTCTACCCATTTCGGCCGCTTGCATACCAAATTGACCAGCTTGGCCAAGTAATGAGCCAATTCCCTGCTGTCCAGAAAGACCAAGCTGTCCGCCTTCAAGCGCACCTCGTTGAGCTAACTGCTCTGCAGTTAATCCTAGCTCTCCTGCTCTTGCCGCGGCTTGTAAGGACGTTCCTGCTCCAGCCTGACCCATTGACCCAGTGAGTTGCGCGGCTTGCTGACGGCGCGCCTGCGCGTTCTCAAACGATTGTTGTGCCTGCTGTGCTGCCTGCTGGAAGCCTTGTGATCTTAACTCAGCACCTGTCTTAGCCTGCTGCTGTAATACGTTACGGCCAATCTCAGCTTCTTGTATCGCGCCTCGAGAGCCGCCAAATGCACCCGCTCTAACTTGCTGTGCTCTAGCATCTTGTTTTTGTTTTTCGCCTAGTCTAGCGATCTCTGCTTGTTGCGCATCAATAACTTGTTGCGTGAAGGGATCTTGGAATCTAGCAATGCCTGCAGGATCAAACTGCTCACCAGTGCCTGCGAGTCCAGCGATACCCTGCATCGCTGTTTGACGGCCCATTTCTCCAGCGGATCGCAAGTCTCGTCCAGCCATTTGAGTTTGTGCACGCGCTCTACGCGCCGCTTCTGCAGCACCTGTCTGAGCACCACCGACTTGACCTGTAATCCCACGAGCAGCGTCTTCTATGCCAGCGCCTGCCCTGCCTGCAGCGGCTTGTCCTGCTGCCAATGCTTCGCTCAGACCTTGTTGTCCTGCGCCCACAACACCACCAACGCGGCCAGCGCCACGCAGCAATGCTTCTTCGCCTGCTGTTGATGCGAGTTGAGCTTGTTGACTTGCTTGTCTAGTCGCTCTATTTGCTTCGCCAGTTGAGTCCATTGCTCTTAATGCCGCGGCTTCAATGTCTCGGCTACCGCCAGCCATGCCCCTTTGAGCGGCTTCAATTTGGCCTGGGATGGTTGCGCCAGCTGCACTGATATCTCCAGCCGCACCTTCCATCATAGATCTTGCTCTCTGATCTACAAATCGTTGCCCCATGGATGGGTCATACACGCCAAGGCTTTGTTCGTACAATTCACGCGCTCGTGGGTCTGCAAACAAACCAGCAGAACGCGGGTCAAACCCTTGTCCTGAACGCCTAAAAAGCTCTTGTGCTTCTGCTAGTTGTCCACCAAAACCACCCAACCCCTGCGCAGCATTACGCGCTTGAATTTCTTGTGGCGATAGCCCAGCCACCTGTTGAATAGGAATAGGTATGGGCTGCCCCATCATGCCCAAGTTGCCTTGAGATGGGTCACCAAAGTATGTAGCTAGAATGTTTCTAGTTGCCAACTCCATCGCTGGATCGGCATACGTTTGCCCCGCCTGGGGCATTATTACGGGTATACTGGTATCTGTTACACCTGTACTAGCCATTACGCTTTCCTCATCGCTTGCTCGCCCGCCTTTTGTAAGGCATACATCATGCGAGCGCCCTCACGGCGTTGTTCTTCTTTAGATTTACCAGCGCCATTCATTCTACCGACGCCACGAACAGCTTTAGCGTTTACGACAAACTCGCCATCGCTAAGCATTGCAGGAATATCATCAGATGTCTCTGTGCCTGGGCCAGATATCGGGCCATTCATACGAGGAAAATCGACATCTCCGCCATCAGCCAATGGTTGAGGCGTTAATGCTTTGCTCAAAGCGGTAAGCTCAGCACCAAGGTCTGACTTGTTTTGTTGTTCCAAAAGAGCGATTAACTGCTCTTTAGTCATGTTGGCATATCGACTTTGTTTTTTTGAAGATGCTTTTTGATCTGAAGGGGTTCCAACAGGCGAAGGCGTCATTGGATTTACGCCAACCCCAGCACCGCCAACTCCACCACCACTTAAACTCATCAAGTTTCCTGCAGAGGTGCCGCCTAAAGTTTGTCCTGGAGCAGCAAGTGTGCCGCCACCGCTCATTTGCACGGGTATACTAGCAATACCACCATCAGCCATGGTCATCATGACATTGTCGCCAATAGAGTCTTGAATGTTTTGAAGATCGCTAAGACTTAGTATCCCGCCAGGGGCGCTGCGAGAAACAAGCAAGTCTTCATTTGAGAAAGCTCTTTCACGATTGTCTGCTGCAACCTCCAGCATCTTATCGTCGCCAAAAATGTCATCGTAATCTTCTATCTGAAACGGGCCGCGACGAATAGCTTGTTCTAATTCAAAATCTTTGAACGCATCAGCCATTTCATCTCGCCGCTCAAAGTTCATCTCGTTAGCTCGTTCAATAACTTCAGCAAGAAGCAATGCATTCTCTGCTTCAATATCAGCAGGATCATCTGCTCTGCCCACATCTATTGCGGGTTCAGACTTATACAATTCAGAAGTGCCGCCGCTTGCTGGGGGCGTTGTGGCTACAGGAGGGGCTACGTTTGCTTGTGGGTAGAACGCTGTGGTTGTGCCTGGAAGGTTGGCATATGTCATCCCAGGTAGGCGTTGATACGCCATAGACTGCGCGTATGGGCTTACTCCGCCACCTAAGAAAGAGGTGCTGCCTTTAAGTTGAGGCATGGCGCTTTGAAGAGGGCTTGGCGCAAAACGTTGAAAGCCACCAGATGTGTCGAAATCTTTGATCGCTTTAGACGTTTGCTGACGCAAATCTTTTTGCGCTGCTGCAATCTCTTTTTCAGATCTACTCATTCCCATATCAGTTACTCACCTGCTTAACACTTCCATCGCCGTCTGGCTTGTCTTAGCCTAGAGTTAGGATCTTTTGCTGCTTTTGGAAACTTCTTCATTTGCCCTGCAGATCGTGCGCAAAAAGACTTTCTACGCGCTGCTCGCTTACCTGTAGGCTTATCCTCCGTCACAGCAGTCTGGAGTTTACTACCAGGATTGGCTTTACGATACGCTTTTACACCAGCTTCTGTCATGCCAGCGCCTTGTTTTGTGGGGCGAAAGTTCTTTTTATTGCGCTTCGGCATCTTATCGCGGCGTCGTTTGTTGACTTCACCACCGCCGTTGAACTCTTGTGCGTATCGTCTAAACATCAGGAGTACCTTGTTCGCTTGCGTCGATCAGACATGACAGCTCCACAGCCACGGTGATTACGGCGAACTTCGCCGCCGCTGGCTTTCTTTACAATGGTCTTCACATTTGTTGGCTTGCCGCCCACACCCTGTGGCTTAGCGCGCTTTCGTTTGACGGCACTACGACGCTCGCCTTCAGTCATTTGATTGGCTTTAGATCGCGGCACACACTTTGGATACTTGCGCTTTGAGCCTTCAACTTTCTTGCGACCACACGCTTGAAACTTGCCATCTTTCTTGGGCGCGCCAATATCAACCCAATCGCCTTTTGAGTCTGTTTTTGAAAACCATTTGGTTAGGCTCATGCGATCTTAGTGGGCTTGCGCTTGTTAGGCAGCATGCCACTGAATCCTCTAGGGTCTATTACACGAGCGCGTTTAGCAACAAAGCCACCTGCATTCATATCTTTTGGCTTCGGGCCTTTGAAGTCTTTACGCTTCAAGCCAGAGGGGTCTTTAATTTTGCCCGCACAGATTTTGCTGGCATAAGCATTTGCATACGCAGACGGGTATACCTTGAACTTACGCTTGGCCGCTGCCTTGCCTCTTGCACATAGTTTTGTCATGAACCTACACTCACTACGATTGCTCCTTCATTAACAACTTGAACAGAACCAACCTGACCTTGTGCTTCTAATGAAAGATTCGCGCTGGTTAAAGTAATCCAGTTATCGCCATCATACACTTGCAAAGCATTTATAGTCGTGTTCCAGATTAGATCACCAGCGTTGAATTTTAAAGTATCTCTTTTGTTTTCAGTGAATTGCGCTGTTGCGTCTGGATCAAAGGCATCCAAGCTTATCTCTAAAAGCCGAACCGCCTTGTTAAAAGTAACGCCATTTACATTAGCGTTGCCATTAACAAACGGTAATCTGCCTTGTAGTAACTTGCTCATCGCCGCCCATTAGGCTGTATATCTAAACGGGTGCCACCAATTCTAAACCCAACACCCGTGCGAACACCTGTTGTGCCGTCATCATCAGACTCAAATCGCACAACCGCTTGGCGCGCTCTAGCTCGAGTATCTACTTTGGTGGTGGTGCTGGTGATCGTGGACGTTTGATCCGTGGTCAATGTGTTACCTGGGAAGTTTCTTGCCTTCAACACAAAGTTTATTGTTTGGTTTTCACCGTCACCTGTAAACTTCACATCTGGTATACACCTACGCACAAACTGAAAGTCCTCACCTTCTCCAATATCAAAGTCTGCGCTCTCAATAAACACGTTGTCCATTGGAGAGCCATCGTCATCAAACCCAGTTTCGTGCTTGTAGATCAAATTGCTGTTGCTGTCTGATCCGTATGCTGCAGCCCTAGGGAACGACTCTATGCCCTCATCAAGCCAAGCTGTGCGAGAAAGCTGGCCAATAGACCAAGTTTGTTCTAGATAGTTGTAGGCTACATAACGATTAACTAAGTCTGAATCTGACGAACAATAGAACCAACCAACCTCATCAAACTGTTTGTTAACAAACCCAAAGACTTGGAATGCTTGGCCTTCATTTAAGTCATCAAACACATAAGAATGCACGCTACAGGACAGTGGCTGAACCGCTCCCTGGTACGAATAAAAGCCTTTCTTATCCATCCAAAATACGCCAGATGGTGTATTCACCACAGCGTTAGGCCCAATCAAGCTCACACCTTCATTGATCAAGTTCAAGCCAAACGTTAATGGAGGCCCAATAAACTGCAGGCTATACAGCGCAACGTCAGTCCATATAAGCGTTTCCTGTCTTGCTCTAAGGCCACCAATAATTTGTGAGCCAGCTGAACAGCGCAGTGAACCTGCGGTGTTTGTGGATAATGGTTCCCACTCAGCAGCATTCTCTTGATCGGAGAAAGCAACCAGCAGTGGGTCAACAGACCCAGACCTAGCGCCACTCACAATTGGGTCTGCACCTAGAACGATCGCGTGTCTATCAACATCAGATACCAGCACTTGCAGCCCCACAGTTGGGGCAAGATTAGCGCCAGTTAAAGATGTTAAAGGAAGTGCTCTAGAGGAGAAGCTTGTGTAGTCCCAGTAGAAAATTCCACCACCTCGCACACAAGACAACAAGTCTTCACCAAATGAATCCAGCGACCACAATCTTAACTGATTAGATGCACTGATTGCGCTTGTAGAACCCCAGCCACCAGCACCCCAGGCACCAGCGCCAAACCCCGAACCAGCAACAAACACATCTAAGCCGACATTGATTTGATAAGACCCATCAACACCCGAACCGCCATTGCCTGTATCAGAAGCGTTGGCTGTAACAGCTGCGCCACTCGTGTCTTTTGCTGTAATCGTGTAACTGTTTGTGTCAACGATAGTGGCTATTTCGTATTCTTGATTTAATACTTCAGCTGTTATGTTGCCGCCCAAGGATACAGCGCCAGATATGGTGACAAAGTCTCCCTTAGCCGCGCCATGGCTTGAATCTGTAACCGTAAGCGTAGAAGAACCATTTACAGCAGCAAACGTAATGCTGTTTGTAGATGTTTTTCTTATGGGGGTGATATCGTCGTAGCCAGCGCCCTCCTGTATGTACAGCTTGGTGCGGGTTCCCAGAGCAAGCAGCTTCGTACCATCAAGCGCAACCCAACCCAGAAGCTTTCTGCCTGTGCCGTTGTACGTTTCAGTAATGTACTTTTCCCAACCACCTATCTTTTCAGGAAATCCTTTTCTAAAGCGCACCAAGTTGCCGTCAAACCACCCGCCTTCTGCTGTGTAGTCAGTGCCTTCTTTGTTGATGCCAGGGTTGAAGATAAATTTTTGCAAAGCCATTACTGATACTCCCCTGTGCGGATCATCTCAGTCACCTCAACGGCACGGTTGCCTACCTGAGTGGCCCACCGACTGTCCATAAACTCATCGGCTGCAATATCAAACTGTTCGCGAGACATCGCCTCCAAAGCGTTAACAAATCCTCGCAATCGGGTGAGGCCAAGGTTGAAACAGATGTCAATCATCGCATCTTGTCGCGCTTCGTTGAGTGCGGGGAACCAGAAATAGGCGTCTTCAAGTTCTTCTCGCACGCGCTTAATATCGTTGTTTAAGAGGTATTCAATCTCATCATCTGACAAGCCAAGACCAGATTCGCTGATGTTGCGGCCAACGCCTAAAGTTTCATACCCGGCGGAGCACAGGTATACATGACTGCGTACACCCTCATGCAGCTTCAGCATTTCAATTAGTTTTGTCATTACTTCTCCCTACTCACGCCTCTGGTCTTCTCGTAGCTCCTCATAGCGCCGAGACCTAACATCCCAGTCATAGTAGTCATCAGCAGTGACGGATCTATCTCTGGAACTTCTACCCAGATACCTGCAATCGGCGCGATCAGTACATGATACAGAAGACCCAGACTACAGCACCAACCGATGCTAGGACGCCACCCGGCAACGAATAACGACTTATGTGCAGCCTCAACCTTATTGACCTCTAGCTGCCCCTTGGCTAGTTCATTCGCATGTCGCTCTGCAAGAGTGCTCAACTCAAAGGCGATACGATTCTTTTCGTCTTTGTCCTCAATTACCTTGTCTAATAGCTGAGTAGCTGGGCCTATAAGTGATCCAAGTATGCTCATTACGCCACCTTAAACACGACATTGAAGCAACGAGGGCACAGCGTTTTTGCTTTGTGGTGTATGAAGTGCATCACATGGCCCCTCTTATTGCATCGCTGGCAGCGTATTTCAGTTCTTTTGTCATCGCTCACCGACCCTTCGCCATATACGCTGTAGCGCCAAAGTATAGCCCTACAATGCTTGCCTGACTCAAAAACAGCATGTCACTCAGAGAAGCCATAGTGGACAGACGGGACTCTGGGATAAATGGCATGAGTGGTAGTAAAGCGTAAACCACCATACTAGAAAGACTAACCCAAGCCATTCTTCGTTGACTGTCTGCTTTCTCTTCACGCAGTTCGATTTCAACAAGCTCTTGATTTCGTGCCAATTCTTCATCGCTCACGACCCCATCTCCATCAAGGTCGTACTGAGCATACCGCGATTTCGGCTCTAATTTCTTCGGACTCATCAATCTTCATCCTTTCTAGCCGGGTCACGAAACAAAATCTTGGTGCCTGCTTCTGAGGTGGGTATTTCTCTTACACGGCAGTAAGTTTTGAAGTAGCTGTTGTTGCTTAATAGCTCGTTAATAGCACCAACAGACTGCGCGTTAAGCGCCTTGGAGTATTCTAAGCACGAGGTCAGTTCTCTGAAGTACAACTCTTCGCCCGTGGGCTGCCCACGTTCCAAAACAATCAATACAAAAATCATCATGGTCATGCGCGTATGTCCAATGAAAACTGATCTTCAACCTTCACAATAGTAGAAAGAACTTGACCGTTTTTATAGTAGTAATACGTCTCGCTGTATTGTGTTAACGCTTCTACTTTATCAGTGCGAGTACGGCTAATCTGATCTAAACGCAGCAGCCTATGGATCTTGTCTTTGACCACCACCTCTGAGGGTGCGTTGACGCTGTTCGGAAATACTGGCGGGACATCCATTACAGCCTCCGCTTCTGCTGAACAGCCTGCACCTTGACAGACTTTGGCTTAACAATATCCCAAGTAAGTAGCTCTACATCCAGTTGGTGTGCCGCGCCTAAAACACGCGGCATCGTGTTCTGTATATAGATCTGAGCGCCATATCCGCATTGACGGTGGTTATATCGTAACCAAGCCATAGCGATGCAATGACGATACGCAGGAGGATTAACCAGTTCCAACATCCGCCACTCCCGTAAATCGCAAAACAGATTCGGGTTGGCGGGGTCGTACTCTAGTTCTGATTCTTCAGCATTATTTCGATCAGTTGCTGGAGCTTCGCATCGCTGGCTTTTGCAGTCTCTGACTGTTCCGCTAAGCTGTCTACGATAGCCTCTATCTTGGTCGCATTGACTGCTGCGAGTTTTCCCGTGGCTTGGGCCTCTTCAACAACACTCACGACAGCAGCTTCAATACGGTCTACTTCTTCTTGTGTAGCCTGTGCTTGCGCCTGACTAGCGCCCCATACAACGGCACCTGAGAGAACCGCTAGAAACGCTGGTAGCGCCCATGTTGGGACTCGGATTCCTTCATCTGACATATCAACCTCCTAAAAACTGTGGCACCAAGATGCTCACTACAATCAAACCAATGATCCACCATAACCTATTGGATACAGTGTCCATCTTCGCTTCAAGCTCATCAAACCGCCTAGACCCACTTGCAAGGCGCTCCTCAATACGCAGGTAACGCTGCTCACACACTTGCTCGTGAGTAGAGATCTGGTTCAATGCCTTATCACCTTTATCCAAGCCCCATTCCTCTGCCATCGCTAGATAGCACATAGTTACTCTTTGGCTTTACCAACATTAAGTGCCAGAGCTTCAATCACTGGATACACATAGGTTGCTAAAAATGCGTCATCTTTTGGGGTTGGCGTAACGGCGCACACAGCAGACGCAACGACTGACAATGTGGTTAGGGTAGTCACGATTTCAAACAAACTCATTAGTGTTCCTTGAAGCCTTCGGGCAGACCTTGTGCAGTCTCAGGCTCTTCAACAGGCTGTACACCTTCAACGATGCTCTGAGTATAGGCTTGCAGCAATACGTTACGCTCTGAGATTTGTTGTTGCAGTGCAGCGATTTCACGACGGATCTCTGCGACTCTAGCAATGTGCGCCTGAGTCTCAACCTTGAGATCACCAAAGTTGTACTCTTCGTCGTTTATGACAATTTTTTGTTCTTCACTCATTACCACGGTACTCCAGTTGCTTGAGTTGCTTTACGATCAATCTGCGCTTGAACCTTTGCAGTACGCTCCGCTTCAATGCGAGCCTTGTACTCAGCAGCAGTTTCGTCGCCTTCTTTGTTGGCTTCCCAGATCCAGCCAAGCACATCAGCTTCAGTAAGATCGTCATAAGCAATGTAATCGCTGCTCGACGCATCGTAGGTGAAGCGAGCCTTACCGCCTTCTGTTGCAGTTTCGCCACCTTCGCCATCGCTCACAGCGACTAGGCTCCAGTAAGCCAGAATGACGCCACCA